TTAAAATCTTTAGCCATATTTTTGGTTACAATTTTTTTTAATTCGTCTACAGATTTTTTAGCGTTTTTTGGGTCTTGCATTTCAGCATAAAATCCTTGCAAAAACGATGTACCGTAAACATTGTCTATATTGTCGCGGCTTTTGTAATCAAAGCCTGCTATTTCTTTTTCTACTACATCTGTTGTAGGTTTTTTTTCTATAGCTTTTGCTTCTTCATTTATAAAAGTATCAAAAGCTTGAAAAGGATTAAACGCAGGTTGAGATACTACACCGCCTACAGCTTCATTTATAATACTTTTTTGTTTAAGTATTGTTACAGCTTCTTTGTATGTGGCAAAATTAGTGATGTATTCAGGGAATAATCTACGAGCTGATTTTAAGAACACATCCTTGTGTCCTTTACCTTCGTTTATTTGATTATATTGATTTTGTAAACTTTTCATGGATTGTTTTGTTTATACATATTACGAGCTTCTTCATATTGCGATTCAAAACCCCACCACGTGTGAATCCCTAAACCCGAAGGCCAAACCTCAAATTGGGATAAATAAGTGGACGGTTGCCCATTCCACAAAATATCAACAGCATAACCCGGATGATAAGTAGGAGGGGTGATTACATTACCGTCTTGGTCGTATTCTCCGGGAGTATTTACAATAGGGCCTAAAGGTTTAGTTGAATATATAGAACACTCAGGTTCAATTTGTGTAAGTTGATATTCGTATTCCTGTTGGGGGGTACGGTATATACCGGGTGTAAGTTCGACGGGAGTTTCAGGAGATATTAAATTTCCTTCTCCATCATACACCGCAGGATTAGTTTCTATGGGAGAGTAAGTTGGGGGTATATCTACTTGGTTGAATGAGTATTTTCTAAATGTATTCATAGTGTATTAAATTATATTCCAAAGAATCCGGAGGAAGTAGATGTAAGTTCACTAAGTTGAGCGTTCGTGAGGCGGGTCGGGTAGAGGGCGGCGGCACGGATTCGGTTATTCCATTGAAAAGTTCCACCAACATTTTCCGTATTTCCAAGAGCCACTCGGCTTAATGTCGATGGATAAGTTGTTGATGTTCCGCTGACAACCGCACCGCCGTTGATGCTTGAAGACAAATTGCCGCTTACTCCATTTTGCTGATACGCAAAGGCTACTTTGTTATACCCAGATGGTATAGAATTAGAAATAATCGTACTGTTTCCTTGAATTTGGGCGTATAAAATATTGCTCAATGCCCAAATAAAAATCCTATTTGTTGCAGTCCCGTCGCTCAACGCAATAAGCCTGCGTTCAGCCGTGTTGCTTGTATGCTCAAACTCCACATAAATCGCCCCCTCCGTCTGCCCGATGCTTCCGCTGACCGCTCCGCTGACCGAGATAACATCTCCAGTTCTAGATGACGAATTATTAGTTGTTAGTATATAGCTACTGTTAACTAATGAGCTTGTAGCTCCTAATTCAAGTTGCCCTCCCCACACGTACATAGATTGACTTACAGCACTGGTTGCTACGACCGGGGTTATACCAAACGATAAAGAACCGCTTTCATTCCCCGCGGACCCTAGATTCCCAGCTATAGCAAATCCCGCTCTACATCTCCACCATCCATTACCGTATCTATCCATAGAAGGTGAAATCGACATACTTTGGACAGTGCTTAATGAAGCAGTTCCAGTACTTAAATTATAATTTATAGTAGCACTATAAGGACCTCCTTCACCCGCAGGGGATATAAATAATTGAGGAGTAGTTAAAATAGAGCCTGATTGTTTTAACCATATTGAAAAACTGCCACTAACCCCATTAAATGTTAAATTATTAGGTGTGGGAAGTATAGAAATAACTGAAGAAGGATTTGAACCTGTAAATCTTTGTCGTAACCTGTCTGTGTTACTTCCCGTGTAAAATGTAAGTTTTAAAGCAGTATTATGTCCAGAAGGGGATAAAGTTTCGGCAGTGTTTAAAGAGGCTGTTGCTCTAGCAGTACCAAATATAAAATTCCAATTAGTAGCAAAATTATTAAATTGACTTTCACGTATATAATTTGTTGACGCAGGTTCTACTAAAAGAGAGGGGTAGGAGCTCGAACCCACAGACCCTGTATAATAATCTAGTCTCGCTATATTTGCTCTAGCAGCAGAACCTGTTACCACAAAACCGCTTCTATCAACCGCACTACCAGACCCGTTGTTAGTGACCGTAAAATCTCCTGTACCCCCATTAAGAGCGTACAGTGTATATAATACTGAACTTGAATACGCCGAGGGTATAATTACTAAACTCGGGTTGTATTTAGACATGGTTGCATATCTAGCAGTTAAGTAAATGTTAGCAGTATCGTTATCGGGTTCAATTTGGAAACCAGATCGTCCTGCTACTCTACCAAATTTGGATACTACGGTACCAGCTCCAATAGAACCAGAACTTAAATATGTGTTACCTAAATTAAATAAGGATGTACTCATATATTTTTTATGTTGTTAATGTTATTGCTTGTGTTGGAGTTAGAGCATAATTATAGATTGCATAGCTTAGTAAATTATCATTAAGTTGATAAGAACCACTTATATGACCTAAATCCATGGTATTTCCGCCAATATTATAAGTACCTGATTGTGAAGATATAAAAATACCATTATTGTAAGTTGCTATACTGCTTGAAATATATGTAACAGCGATTCTATTTGAACCTGTTACGATAGGTAATTCAACGTTATGAACATAGTATGATTGGGTTCTAGAGGAAATAAATTCGGAATATATTGTACCCCCTGTAGAAGATGAAGGAACTGTTAATGTTACAGTGGTGGCAGTGTCCCCGGTGCGGGTGATTGCTGAACCTGAAGTGGGTATATAGGAAGTAGGTTCCCATTCTGCTGAGGAAGAAATAGATGCTAACTCACATTGAGCCCCCCATGCAAGTATGCCTTTATTCAGGAATGCTGCGCCATTTACTCTTAAAACAAATGACATAATGGGGTTAGATCTAAGTGCAGGGTTTGTTCCTAATCTACTACTACATTGGAGTCTAAACCATCCATTCCCATAAGGTACTACCTTTTGGTTAGTTACAGAAAATCCATTTTGAGATGGGGCTGTAGATCCTAAAATTGATCCTGAAAGTATAGTTATTCCTGCTCTGTTACTCCCGAATCCAGTTGCTGAGGAAGGAGAGGCTACAGTAGTATCGCATATATACATTTGCATAGCATCAAAAGTCGTAGCAGCTGATGAAGATATTTTAAAGAAACAACTGAGATTATAAGTAAAATCGTAACTTAGAGGATTAGAACTATTTAAAGGAGTAGTTAGTAATGCATCTACATCTCCTCTTAAAACAGCTACATTATCTGTGACTCCTAATGGATTAGTAGTACTGATAAATGAAGTAGTCATTGAATTGTTTGACCACCTACTACTAGTAATAGCCTCAGACCAACTAACTAAATTAATTCTTTGGGGTTCAACTAATAACCCAGGTGTAGAGCTAGAAAAGGGTGCTTGGGGTCTACTATAATTAAATCTAGCAGTATTAGCCCTAGCAGCAGAACCTGTTGCTATAACAAATGATCTATTGACTCTACTACCTGACCCGTTGTTTGTAACTATAAAATCTCCACTTTCGGATCTATTATATAAAGCATATAATGTAGAACCCGATGTAGCCGAAGGTATTAATACAAGTACAGGATTAAATAAAGACATAGAAGCATACCTTGAAGTAAGATAAGCGTTAGCGGTATCGTTATCGGGTTCAATTTGGAAACCAGATCGTCCTGCTACTCTACCAAATTTGGATACTACGGTACCAAATCCTATAGAGCCAGATCCTACGTAATTTGAATTTGCTATTTGGTATAATGTACTACTCATGTATTATTATATTTTTTTACAGTGAACCGGAGGTTAGTGATATAGCATCAGCAGGCGTTAATTCCGAATCGTAAACAGCAAAAGCTAATAAATTATCGTTTAGTTGATATGAACCACTTGAATGTCCTAAGTTGATTATACTACCCCCCACCTCGTATGTTCCTATGGATTGTGACATCAAAAATGAACCGTTTTTGTAAACTGCAATTTTAGAAGGAGTATAACTAACAGCAATACGATTTGAACCTGTTGTTATTGGAATTGGTCCTACCGAATGAGCATAGTACGATGAAGTACGGGAAGCAAAATGTTCGGTGTACATTGTACCGTTGGGGAGGGGGAGAGTGTAGGAAGTGTCGGTTGAGTTATCGGGGTTGCGGGTGACCGATGCGGCGGTGGTGGGGATGTAGGAGGTGGCCACCAAGCCTGTTTCAAGTTGTGCGCCCCAAACGAAAAATCCATTTGTTCCGCTGCCAGTGTAAGAGGTATTCCCCGAAGCATCAAGGAGAGATAAAATGAAATTATTAGACGCTTGGTTGGCTGTAAATGTTCCACCTATGCGATACCATCCATTTCCATAATTTTGGATGAAAGCAGTAGTATTTCCTGTGGCCGTTCCTGCCGTGAGGTTAAAATCAATATCCCAGTAAGCGGTTGCCGCAGCCATTCTAAAACGACCAAGAGTTCTTTCGGATGCCTTAGCAAAGAGGCTTACGGTATAAGTCGTGCCGCTTGTTAATGTTAAATTTTGCAAACAATAGTGAAGCCCCGTAACTGCCGCCTCAATCAATTTGTCGGCATTTGTTGTGCCGTCAGGGGATGTGGTCACATTGCCTGAAACCGTCGCTCCTTGCCCGCCACTTGTAGCAGCCCAAGGCGATACATTCCAAGCCTCACTCTGCTGGCAAAGATTCTCCGCACTTGGCTCAATTAAAAAAGCAGGACACGTACCACTTCCTGAATAATAATTTAATATACGTGCAGCATGAGATGTTGCAAATTGAATATTTCCATTACTACCTACGAATGAAGCTGAACCTGGGCGGGTGTATGTAAAATCTCCTGTACCGTTTATAGGCAGTTGACTAAATATAGAGCCTGAATTTGTTCCTGTACTAAGCCTGTAGGGTACTAAAAGAAAAACTGGATTGGGTACTGGCATATAAATATATGTTTATTTATAAATATTATAGTTTTGCATTTGGTCTAATTTTTACCCAGGTTCAGGTAATACAGGAAAAGCTCCAGGATCAGGTATTATCTCTATAACTGCTTCTTCGAGCTGTAAAACTCCGGTAAAAGGGTTAAAAATAGGGTCCGGGTCCATTTACTAAGATGTTAGTTTTATAATGTAATTATAAGTATTGCCTTTATAGGATGTAAAATTACCTCCCATATACACTTGATTAGAACTTGTAGGTTCTATCGCTAAGACGCTGTTATTAAATCCTGTTCCAAAGCTCACAGAAGTATTAATAGTACCGTTAGACCGTACTCGTACGATACGGTTAGCAGAAGAGCCACTATAAGTAGTAAAACTTCCCCCTACATAAATATCTCCAGAACCATCAAGAGTATCTGCTATACTATAAACAATATTATTAAATCCAGTAGTACCCATATTAAATGAAGTATCGCGCGTTCCGTTAGAATTTATTCTAACTATCCGGTTTATACTAGTAGAACCGCTGTAGGTGGTAAAATTTCCGCCAACATACACACTAGTACTGTTAAAAACTTGTTTTATAACATAAGGCGTCTCATTAAACCCAACTGCATTACCTACTCCAGTATTAAAACTACCAGTACCTACTAAAGTACCATTTGAATTTATCCTAGCTATCCCGTTTACCTGAGATCCGCTGTACAGGTTAAAACTACCTACTGTGTAAATCTGCCCAGCACTTTGTGTAACAGGTAATATACCGAATACCGTATTTGCAACCCCCCCCGTCCGTGTCGCCCCCGTACCTACATTAAACGAAGTATCTAAAGTACCGTTAGAATTTACTCTAGCTATTCGATTTATGCTCGAACCACTATAGATAGTAAAATCTCCACCAACGTACAACTTATCACTGCCGCTAGCAAGAGCTATAGCGTAGATATTACCCGTCGTGCTAGTACCGGGGTTAAACGTAAGATCACGCGTTCCGTTAGAGTTTATTCTAATTACTTTATGGCATGTAGATCCGCTATAACCAAGAAAGTCCCCGCCAACGTATATGCTAGTACTCCCACTAACAGGCACTATAGCTCTTACTTCTCCCCCAGTGAATCCCGTTCCTGTATTAAAACTAGAATCAACAGTACCGTTAGGGTTTAATCGAATTATAAGATTCGCAGTACTACCGTTGTACCTATTATAATTCCCTCCAACATATATTTTACCTGTGGTAGTCCCGTTCGCATTCCTCTCTAAAGCAATTGCATTTACAGGTCCGTTAAAATTCCATTGTTCTGGAACCAACTGACTTACGATAGCGTTTCTATGTAACCCTAATATAGGCATTTTATGGATCTACTACGGTTTTTAAAGCAGACATAAGTAAAGCTTCTCCTGAAGATTGAGTTACTTGAGTAATAGTCCCATATATTGCAATACCAGGTGAAAATGCACCCGTTATAAAGTTATTACTAGGAGCCGCGGGGTTAGACATACCATTCATTACAATTCGAGCTACTGGGGTACCTCTAAACGGGTAATATGAATAAAAATATCCTGAAGCACTTGCTGAGCCTGATAAGTAAACTGTTCCTCCTAATCCATAAGGGTGGGAAAATTGATCTATTACTGCCATTTTTATCTATTTAATAATTCTTCTATATCGTTTAAGTAATCTAAAATTAGATCTGTTGGTTTAACAACAGCATATGATTGGGGTTTGTCTTTATAGTAAGCTATAGTTTCTTCCTTAGCATTGTCTATAAGAGGGTATAAATTATTTAATTTTTCCTCAATTTGTTTGAATGCCCCTATGCGTTCTTCTTGAAAATTAATCCTAGCAGGGTCTGCTTCGTTGAGTTTTTTGGATAGTTTATACTTATACATATTATTTTCTCCCCATAAATATTTGGTATCTATTGCTTTTGATTGAGATGCTAGTTTTTTTGGATTAACTAATTTATATCCTAATTTTTTTGTATAATAGTTTTTAACTTTTTTTCCAAAAGCATAAGGAGTAGCATACTGTGCTCCTGCACCAGGTGTAAATGATGCTGCACCCGCCCCTCCACCTGTACCTGATAATTCTTTAAGTTTATACTTGTACTTTCCCATTTGCCTTTTTTAGTTCTTCTACAAGTTCACAATATTGGAGTAAATCAATTATATTATCGTTTTTAATAGGAGTAGTTTTTTCTACTTCAACTATTAAAGGTAAAACCTCATTTAACTTAATTTGAACTGCTTTATCTGTAATATTTTTGCTTAGTTTGGTAAGTTCAGTTTTAAGCTCTTGTATTTTTGTATTGTAAAATGTTCTAAGTTTAGGCGTAGAATCAACTGATGTGATAAATTCTTTTAATACTTGTTTTTGAGACTCGTGTAAATTAGTATACTTAGTATTAAACTTTTCTAGTAAAATTTTATATGTTAAAATCCTTAAGTCTTTGTCGTATGATTTAAATTCGTCTATTATATCTTCTTTAACTTTAGATTCAGTAACAGGGGTAGTAGATAAATATTCTAATAAAGCAAATCTATTAAATGAAACTTGTTCTACATCAATTACTCCTGAAGATTCTATTTCTATTAATGAGTATAAAGCGGCTTGTGCTTTATAATTTGGTAATTTGGTTTTAAAAAACTCGTCTAGATTATAGTGTTTTTGTATTTCACTAATTAAATTGTATTTTTGTTTTCTTAATGAAGTTTTATTAAGTTTTTTAGATGATTCTAAGATAGTTTGAATTAAAATATTTGATTTGGTTTCACTTAGTTTTTTGCTTTTAGTTAAACCCTCATATAACTTTAATTCTTTACCTAGTTCACTTTTTACAAAATGTTTTTTAATTATGTTTAAGGCAGGAGATTGAATATTATTAAGGGTATCAGCTGTTACCTGACGTACTAATAATTCAAATAGAATACCCGTATTCTTAAACTTGGAATGTTTTATCTTCATCCTAGGATTTATTTATAAATATATAAAGATATTTACTCAGTTAAATTATTTTCGTCTAATAACGATTCTCCTGCACTTTTCTTACCAAAGATAATATCTTTATTTAGACTTTCTAATAAGGTTTTGTTTTTGGCGTACACAGATTTGGAAGTTTCTAAAGCTAAGGGTGAACCTCCTTTGTAATTTGGTGTTCCAAATCCTTCTTGGTCATCTACTTTATTATCTTTTCTACCTAATCTGTCTCTGCCTAATGCGTTTTGTTGGGTATTTATATTAGATACTTTTTCTTCAGGGCGGCCTAGTGGTGCTTTTTCATCGTACCCTTGGGGTACTGAAGCATCTTCGTATCTATTTCGACCATATAAAGAAGCTAAATCGTGTGGGGTGCCGTATGAGCGCCCTGTTTCTTGCGGATCATTTCCTTCTTCTGCTATTTGTTTGTTTCTAAATGCACGTTTTTGGTCTTCGATTACCAAATCTCTATATTCTTCATATTGGTCTTCACTGAATTGGAATACATTGTGGTATATCCAATCAGTAGGAATGATTTTTAACTCAAGCATTTGGGCAGCTAAATCAACTTTTTCTTTTAGTAATGCTACTTTTTCTTGTTCAGCAATAATTGAAGGAGTTGTTAAACTCAACTCAAAATTTGTTAATTGGTCACCATCATACCCTTGAGTATATAAATGTACTAATGCTATTTTATATAATTCAGATAATAAAATACGTTGTATTCTATCAACTGTGCGAGCAAATCTAATATCTTCTGCTGCTAATGTTGCTTTACCTGTTAAATCTTTTTCGTATCCCATAAATGCTTTAGGCACCTTAAGGGCAGCAAATAATTTATCTCTTAAATACGCAACGTCTTCTATACCATTATATTCTAATCCTTTAGCAGTATCAATTTTAGTTGTTGAATCATTGCCTCTTACTGGGATATAATAATCCTCAAGTAAGTTTTGCATGTTATATTTTAGATTATATTCACCTGTTTTTTCATCAATCAATGGGGTTTTTTTCATTGTTTGGATAGTCTTTTGCATAAATGCATCAACTTCTTGGGGAGGAATATTACCTACGTTTATATAAAATATACGTCTTTCGGGAGCACGAGAAATTCTATGAATTAACATTGCATCCTCCATTAAGATATATTGTTTAAATAATCTACGACCTGGTTCTAGGTATGAACGACCATAAGGAAGATAGTTAACATCTGTTAATAATCTAAAATGGGCAATTTCGTAGTTATCAAATACAATTTGGTTTTCGGAGGGTTTAGTATTAGGAGTAGCATAATAACCTGATCCTCCTGT